TGGCATGTAAATTTCCTATAAATAATACTGGGTGCACATAGTATTTATAGTGAGATTATGCAAGGGAAATTCAAACCTAAGAATCCGAGTAAATATATAGGCAATCCCACTGAGATTATTTATCGTAGCTCTTGGGAGCTGCATATGATGATGTTCTTTGATACTAACTCTGAGATCATGGGATGGGGAAGTGAAGAGGTCGTTGTACCCTATAAGTCCCCGCTTGATGGAAGGGTGCATAGATACTTCCCTGATATGATTGTTAAAAAGACGAACGGAGATGTAATTTTAGTAGAGATTAAACCTTACCAGCAAACGCAGCAGCCGAAGCCACCTAAGAAGCAGACCAGAGGATACATTAACGAAGTTACGACTTATCTGGTCAATCAGGCTAAGTGGGAAGCTGCTGATAAGTTCTGTAAGACTAAGGGGTGGAAGTTTCAGATTATGACAGAGAAACAGATATACGGGAAATAAATGGCAATTCAATTATTCGATCAGATACTGTCAAAGGGATTACGAGCAGGAGAAATTCCTGGTAGAACTCAAAGGTCTAGAGACTGGTTTCGCGATACAGCTAGTAAAATCAAAAATATAAATGAGGGTAATCTCCTACGCTCGCGCGACGCGCTGACTAATCGGATTGAAATTGGTAAAATGTATATGTTTAGTTATGACCCTAAAACTAAAAAAGATCTTCCATATTATGATACATTTCCTCTGATATTCCCATTCAACACAGCACCTGATGGTTTTATGGGTATTAACCTGCATTACCTGCCGTACATCCTAAGAGCAAAACTTATGGACCTGCTGTACAATTATGTGAACGATCCAAAGCTAGATGACACAGCAAGGCTTAAGATAACTTATAGTATATTGAGTGGAGCTGCAACGCATAAATATATAAAACCCTGCGTAAAGAGATACCTAACATCTCATATACGTTCTAAGTTTATTAATATAGTACCAGTAGAATGGGATATAGCCTTGTTTTTGCCAGTTTCTAATTTTCAAAAAGCATCCGAACAAAAGGTCTGGGCGGACTCAACTAAAATGGTTAGAGGTAAATAATGTCTAGTCCAGGATTACCTGTTGAAGAAATAACAGTATCAGCTAATAGATTACCTGATGGGTTTAATATTAGTACATTTAAGTCTATGGCATTATCTCCAGGCTTAATGAAACCAACATTATATAATGTGACTATCAATCGATTAAATAAAGTATATCAATTTTTGACAGAAGCTGTAGCATTACCAACAGTTGGTGTAGATACACAAGCTATTCGCAGGCATGGATATGGACCAGTGGAATATGTGCCATTTCGACCAGTATTTCAAGACAGTGTAAGAATAAGCTTAATTACACAGGCATCAAAAGCAAACGCATTAACTCAATTTTTAAATTCTGTTTCTGAAATATCACCATTTATGAATTATAAAACTATGGGTACTAAAGAGTCAAAAATAAATGCTTATGAGGTGAAATACAAAAAGAAATTAGAATTCGATATGGTAATAACTATATACAATGAAGAAGGATTAGATAAATCCAAAATTATGATGTATACATTTAAAGAGTGTTACGCAAAACAAGTTGGTGGTATAGATCTAGGTTGGGGAAGCAATGATCAATATGTAAGAACCTCTGTCGATTTTGCATTCACAGACTTTAGTATCGATTCTGCTCCTTCAATCGGCAGACAAGTACAAACTAGAGAAATAAATATACCACCAATTGATCTTTCTTCTTTAGGAAACTTCAATCCGTTACCACAAGGGGATCAATTCGTCAACGAAAACGATGGCGGCGGTTAATTTTATATTATAGGAGAATATTATGGCTTTACCAAAAATTAAAATTCCTCTTTTTGACGTGACAATTCCGTCCACTAAAAAAGATGCAAAATTCCGTCCATTCTTAGTTAAAGAAGAAAAGATTCTTCTTATCGCTCAGTCTGGTGGCAGTAAAAGAGAGATGGTTAATTCTCTAAAACAAGTTATTAATAATTGCGTTACAATGTTAGATGGAACAGATGTTGATGTTGATACTTTAACAACCTTTGATCTTGAATATATTTTCCTTAAGATTAGATCTAAGTCTGTTGAAAATGTTGTAAAGCTGAAATATCTTGACCACGAAGATGAAAAAGAATACGAATTCGAAGTTCGTTTAGATGATATTGCAATAAAGTACACCCCAGATCACTCAAATAAAGTTAAAATTAATGATGACATTGGTATTGTTTTAAGATATCCTACTGCAAGCATTATTAATACTTTTGATAAAGAAGAGGATGAAGATCTATCCGAAACAGAAATTTCTATTGCAATGGTTAAACATTGTATTGATAAAATTTATGACAAAGAACAAGTATATCTTGTTTCTGAGTGTGCACCTGGAGAACTAGATGAATTTATAGATTCTATGAATGTTAAAGCGTTTGAAGGTATTCAAAAGTTTTTTGAGTCTATGCCAACTATGTATCATAAAATTGAATACACCAATTCGAAAGGAACAGCTAGAGTAATCGAGTTGACTACGCTAGATGATTTTTTTACATTGGCTTAATTCATACTAATTTGCATAATTATTATTCTACAATATTTTCGTTGGTTCAAAATTATCATTATTCTATTGGTGATTTAGAAAATTTAATACCCTTTGAACGTGACATATATGTTGGACTAATTAAAAATTCACAAGAAGAACAAGGGTAAGAAATAGCGAATGTTACCGATAATTGGTATACTTGGAAGACTTGCCACTCTAGGAAAGGGTGGTCTTAAATTAGGTACTGTTGGTGCTGTTGCTTCTGCGGCTGGCAAACGAGCTGGCAGAGCTGCAGCAGAAAAAGAAATGAGTAAATCTGAAGATGAAAATTACGAAGCAGATACATTAGAACAAGTACAAGGCGAAGAAAAAAAACAAACACCTTCGATGTTTGCTAAAATAGCAGCTAGTTTAGGAAGCGCCTTTACACCGAATGCTATGTCTTCAGAAGAAGAATCCTATGGTGGTGGTGGTTCTCCAATTACTAAAATTGCATCAACAGACAATCTAGGTAATGAAATAATTTTTAAATTAAATCTAATAGATAGCAAGCTAAACACTATAAGCAAAACATTACTTTCTATTGGAACTACAATAAGTGATATGTTTAAATTACAAAAAGAAAGATTTGATAATTTTGAATTAGCTCGAGCTAAAAGTATTGACGATAAAAAAACAACTGGTAGTTCTGGAGTTTTAACAAGAGTTAAGAGTGGCACCTCAAGCTTAATTCAAGGTATACCATATGCAATGTTACTCGCTCCTTTAGCTGTTGGATTAGCGGGTATTTTAGGTGAAAAGCTCACACCTCTTACATTATTCATAACTCGTGCGTTTTTACCGAATAGTGCATTATTTACATCATTAGAAGGCTTAACGAAAAAACTTATCGGCGGTTTCAGTTCAATAACATCTAAATTTATGACTGCTCTACAAAGTATAGGAGCAGGGTTTTCTCGAGCATATGCTGCTGTAGCATCTATGGGGGCGGGAAATCTGGCCACGGCAGGAACTTCTGCTGCACGAACTGTTGGCGCAGCTGCAGGTTCTGCTGCTGTTAATGCTCCTGGAAAAATAGCAGGAATAACTGCAGCCGAATCAATTACCGCCATAGCAAAAGCAGGATTTAAAGAAGTTGTAAATCCAGTTTTTAAAACAGCTGCAGATGCTTTGAAATCTGGATTTACAATAGATCAGTTTAATAAAGCTAAATCTTCAGCAGCAGGGCGTGTTATGCCTGGTACGTTTTATATGAAAGAAGGAATAGTTGCTAGTGCGGATGAGTTAACAAAAGTTGTCACCAAGTATGGTGGAAAATTAGGAGCTGATGCACTCAAAGCTGCTGCGATTAGTTCAGGCACCTTTACTGGCACCCTAGATGATTTGGCTTTAAGGAGTTCGCAAATAGCATCTTCATCTCCAAGTAGATATAGAGCAGCTGCTAATATTACATCAGCTTTTGGTAGTATGTCTAAGGCTGTTAAGACAGATCTGTTTAGTAAATTATCATCAAAAGATCAAAAGATAGCAAAAACATTATTTAGAATATCACAAGCTTTTTCTTTCGGAAGTAAACTGTTTGCTAAACTTCAATCGATCCCAAAAGTCGGAACATATATAAAATCTTTTGTCGCGATTGGTGGTATTGCTTATGCATTATATGTTGCGATGACTACTGATGGTGGCATGAGTGAAAAATTTGCTGCTGGAGCAATAGAATTTGTAAAATTACTAGGATTGGTTTTAGGAGCAATAATTGGTGACATAGCTGGTGCCGCAGCAGGTGCCACAGTAGGTGCTTTACTGAGCGCACCTATAGCACTTATTCTTGGTGCTACTGGTATCGGTGCACCAGCTGGTGCATTGCTTGTTCTTGTAAGTAGTGTTACTGGAGCTGTTCTAGGATTTACTCTAGGTACATTATTTTCATTCTATGGTGCGGCGCTAGGTTCTTATTTAGCAGAAAAAGTCGGTCAGGTTATCTTTACAGATAAAACTGGTGGTCAAGCCATAGCAGAAATAATAAACGATGCTAAAACCATGTCGGTTAACAAATTATTAAACGTTATTGGACTCGGAGAAGATGAACCAGTAACTTCCCCATCAACTGATACAGCTACAAATAACCCAGGGTATAATTCCACACCAGGAGCACCAGGGGCATCAGGAGATATGCCACAAACAGAAAGAATGACAACTAATATTACTTCTGATGTCTCAGCACTGAATCGTGGTTTGAATAGGGGAAATCCATCGAATACTCAATCATCGCCAAAATCAGCATCAAAAACTAATGCCGAAAATACATCAACAGGTGGAACTACTGTAATTAATCTCAATGGCCAATCCCAGACCCAGTCACTGCCATCGCAACAAACTGCTGTGCGACCTGATACTCCAGCCGCAGGTCTTGCTTCTAATTTTAGTACAGACTCATCTTTATTTTTTAGACCTGCAACCTTTGCATGATAAACTTATCTGAAACAACAAAAAAACTAGACAAAGAAGATGGGGAAAAAATAATTCCACCAATGATGAATAACACCTTTTTTGGTAACGAAAAAAAGGAAAAAGATATTTTTAAAAAAGTTTCCGTAATAAGCAAAAAAACATTTTTAATAGGAATATCTATAAATAAAATTTTTGATAAATTAATTTCTGTGCTAACTGCATCAGATGAATTAGATCAATTAGAATTATCCTCTCCGAATGTTTCACGAACGAAATCAGAAGTTAGAAAAGCACCTTCTCTAAAACCTGATAATAGTTTAGGTGGGTTAGGATTCGGTCTAATTGTTGCTGCAATATTAGCAGCTGTCGGGTACAAAATTTTACAATTAGTAACCGAAAAATTAATAACTCCAATGGTTGATGGAATTACATCCTTGTCTAACAAAATTATAGATGCATATAGTTCAGCAGCAATTGCATTTATATCTACTGTTACATCATCTATGGAGGCTGCAGTAAATTCAGCAACGTTTGCACTTAACACAATAACAGATTCGATATATTCTCTAGAAATAGGAATTCAGAAAGCATATAGAAGTGTTGTGGGGACTACTGAAGAAACAGAAGAACGAATCGATTCTTTAGAAAAACAAAAAATTTCTAAAAGAGATGAAACTACAGCCAAGGGAGAATCTATTAAAAAAACAATCCAAGAGGAAGAAATTTCTTTGGTTTCTGCAGTAAGTGATACATCACAAGAAATAAAAGATACAATAACTCGGACTGGACAAAGTATTAAAGACACAGTATATATTCCACCAATATCAAAGGTGTTAACTTCTTTTGGTGGGATTCCCGGTGCTATCGCTCCAAGCAATATTCCTGGTGGTGGTCCTGGTGTTGGTGCTGATGACAAAAATTATCGTGCTCCTGGTTTTGGCGAATTTGGAAATCCTAAAGTAGCTATGAATTTCTTTATTGAAAGAGGATACACGCCAGAACAGGCTGCAGGTATAGTTGGTAACTTACAAGCAGAAAGCGGACCTAACTTACAAACTAATATACCAGGTGATAATGGTTCTGCTTACGGTATAGCGCAATGGCGAGGTATTCGACAAACGAATTTCGGAACTAGGTTTAAAAAAGGTAAATCCATCCGTGATTCGACTT